TCTATCAATGAGATTAAGGTTAATATTATTAAGTAATATAACCTATAAGATATATATTAACTATACTACTAATAAGTGGTATAGCCAAACCTTTGCCTAAAATGGAGCTAAACAGTACAGTGATATTTGAAAAGAACCATGATGCACTCAACTCAGATGTGAGGTTTATCATTAATGAGGGAGGCTCAAGGAGTTCTAAGACCTACTCACTATGCCAGCTAATCATAGTGTATTGCCTACAGAACAGAGGTAAGGTAGTGAGCATCATTCGTAAAACATTCCCTGCCTTGAGAGCTACAGTCATGAGAGACTTCCTTGAGATAATGAAGAGCCTTGAGATATATGATGTGAACAGTCATAACAAGTCAGAGCACATCTACACTTTTAGCAATGGCTCTATAGTAGAGTTCTTTTCAGTGGATGATGAGCAAAAGATAAGAGGTAGGAAGAGAGATATGGCATGGTGCAATGAGGCTAATGAGCTGTATTATGATGACTTCACTCAGCTCAATATGAGAACTGAGAACAAGCTAATCTTTGACTACAACCCATCTGAGTCTAACTCATGGCTGTATGAGTTACCAACAGAGGAGAGCATCCTAATTAAGTCAACCTATAAGGACAACCCGTTCCTGCCTGAGAGCATTAAGAAACAGATTGAGGACTTAAAGAGAACAGATGAGGCACAGTATCAGATATATGCATTAGGTGAGAAAGCCATCTCCAAGAGTAACATCTATAGCAATTGGACATTTGTCAAGCATAGACCATCCAAGTTCACTGACTATGTCTATGGCTTAGACTTTGGTTACAATCACCCAACTGCATTAGTGAGAGTCTATTGGAGGGATAAGGACTTATACATTGAGCCTGTGATATATGAGAGCTATCTCACCACTACTGACCTCATTGCAAGGATGGATCAGTTAGGCATAGAGAAGAGTATTAACATCTTAGCTGACTACTCAAGGCCTGAGACCATAGCTGAGATAGATAGGGCAGGATACTATATTGAGAATGCTAACAAGGTAGTAAAGAAAGGAATAGATAACATCAAAACCTTTGGAGTTCAATGTGAAGACCATCCCCAACTTAAGAAAGAGTATGAGAATTACAAGTGGAAAAAAATAGGTGATACCATTACAGATGAGCCTGTCAAACTTTGGGATGATGCAATGGATGCCATCCGATATGCTGCCACTTACATCAAGGAGGAGTACTACACAGATGACTCATATCTATCCTTCTAACAGGATACCAACTCAAATACAATATAGGTATGGCAATGACAATCATAGCAGAACCTCAAGATTTCACTCCTGCTTACAATGAGTGCAAGTTCATAGTTAACTCAACTAATGTCAATAATGATGGCTTCCGATATATCTTTGAGGTATTCGAGTCAGGCACAGCAACCAGGATAGGATACTATAAGGCACTGCCTACCTTTGGCACAGGCTATGGGGAGCAGGACTTGAGCAAGCTCTTGAGTAACATGGTAAGCTATGACTTCAACCCTACAATCACAACCTTCTATGATGCAGCTAACTCATACTATAAGTATGACATTAAGATTGGAGAGGAGTACATATTCACGTTGGGGTACACAGCCTCATTGTCAGATGATAGCGGCAATGTTGAAATAACCCCATCAGCTGCTCACCCCTTTGCTGTGGGTGACCAGCTCAACATTACACAGGCAGACTTAGGTGTGGCTAATCCAGGAGTGGAAGGACTGCACACTGTGATAGCTGTAACAGGCACAACATCATTCACTATCAATGCTCTATGGTCAGAGGTTACTGATGCGACTGAGAATGGCTCAATCAAATATGCTGACAATAGGAAGGACATTAACCTCAATGAGATTAGCACCTTAGACAAGTATGTATTCAATGGAGCTATTCCTTGGATAGACATGCCGTTCTATGATCAGACTGACTACACTCTTGATAACACATCTGGACTGTGGCTCACTGACCAACCTTTGAACTTCACATGTACACTTGGGCAGGACTTATGGCTTAACTTTAAGGATGTAGGCATAGCACTTAACAAGAGGGTGTACTTCATTAATGATGACGGGGATGTGTTCTACAAGTCAGTGAGTGGAATTGAATATATGAAAGGAGTAGCAGTTGGCCCTAATAACTATGGATCACTTACCTTAGTGAGTGGCACAGCTCCACTTGTTAAGCAGGACACTAAGTATTACACAGTAACATATCGAGATGGAGCTCCTGGATTTGTTGACCCTAAGTCAGTGAGCTATAAGGTGAACATAGATACAAGGACATTAATCTCTGAGAGTCATATCTTATTCTTAGATAGGATGGGCTCATGGAGTAGCTTTGCCTTCCAACTTAAGAGCTATGAGAAGGGAACTATCAAGAGAGATACATACAATAAGGATGTGCCAGGATATGTTACCTCATCTCAGTGGAAGTATAAAACTTATGAACAAGGGCAAGTTAATTTCAATACTCAAGTAGTTAAGACATTTGACCTTAACACTAATTGGATGAGTGAGGCAGAGGGTACATACTTTCAGCAGTTGTTAACATCTCCTCAGACTTATGTTAAAAACGTAGTATATCGAATTACAGAGGACTTAGATAATCTCTATGATGAGAGTGGATGTATCATACATATCCCTGAGTCAACTGAGTATGTAAGCTGTAATGTACTTAACACAAACTTTGAAGTATTTAAGCAAAGAAACAACAACCTAATCAAGCAGTCAATACAAGTAAGGTTATCTAATAACGACATAATCAATGGTTAAGATAGTACTTGAGACAGGAGTCTTAGATGTATCTGAGAAGACTAACTTCCCTATCACGTTTAACGTGGGAGATATTAGAGACCTCTCTGCAAGGAAGGGGACATTCTCTAAGACCATCACACTTGAAGGAACTAAGAACAACCATGAGCTATTAGGACACTACTATGATGTGAACATTCAGGCAGGTAGCTTTAACATCAACACGTTGACTCGATGTCAAGTGATACAGGATGGAGTGCCTATCTTAGATGATGCACTATTGCAGTTGGTAAGTGTTAATAAGTCTCAGTACACTAATGCTTATGAGGAGGAGGTTAATTACACTGTACTCATCAAAGATAGTAGAGCTGAGTTTTTTAGTGCTATCACTAATGCTAATCTTGATGACTTAGATTTCTCAGACTTAGATCACACATTCTCATCAACTGATATAGCGGCTACATTCAGCAACACTGTGGCAGATGGATATAAATATGTAATGCCTGTATGTACAGGAACAAATATCTATCAAGCTAATGAGTTCAAACCTGCTATATATGCTAAGACATACTTTGATAGGATATTTGCTGTGGCAGGATTTACATATACTTGGGCAGGTTTAACAGATGCTCACTTTGATAAGTTGTTAATACCTTACAATGGGGATGTTAATAACTTTGATTATGCTGACTACAGAGTGGAAGCCACTAACACATGGACTACAAGTTATGTGCAGGGCACAGGAGTGAACTATACATTTCAAGAGGATATTGACTCTGGATGGACAGAGGTGATTGACACTCAAAATTTATATGACCCTTTGACAGGTGAGTACACTTCACCATTTAGCACTAATGCTCTTGCAGGTGAGCACTATACTTATGAGCTACAGATTGGAGGCAGCATTATCCTTGATAATAATAGTGGAGGTAATGCAGTACTTGAGTATATAGCAGGAGGATACATAGTTAAAAATAAATATAGAGTATTTGCTCAGGTATATGTGGCAGGACTTGGCAACCTAAAAGTATATGGCTCAACAAGTGGAGTGGCTTACTACCCTGCAGCCTCACCATTACCAACAGGTAACACTACTGTGTTGACATTTGCTGAATCTCTTAGCATTCCTGCATTAACAAATGACCCTTTTAACTTAGCAATAGACCCTAATGACATACAGATATTATCAATAGGTGTGGAGGTAACTCAGACCTATGGTAGTGCTAACAGTAATGGAGCTAATATTTGGATAGCAGCAGGTGGAGGTTTCACAGCTGTAGATGTTAATGTTGTTCTTGACTTAGTATCTATCACTATGGTGATACTGCCAAGTCAAAACGTGCAGACTACAGGAGGTACTCTAATCATGAACTCATATGTTCCTGTTGAGATTAAGCAATCAGATTTTGTTAAGTCAATATTCCAGATGTACAACTTATACGTTGAGCAGGATATTGACAATCCATACAACCTCATCCTAAGACATAGAGATGAGTATTATGACTCAGGAGCTGAGAAGGATTGGAGTGAGAAGTTAGCGAAGGATAAGGCTCAAGAGTTGATGTTCCTTCCTGATGTGACTAAGAAAAAACTTAAGCTCACCTATGCACCTGATGAGGATCAGTCTAATGTGTTATACACACAGGCCACAGGAGAAATTTACGGTCAAATAGAATATACTTTTGACAATGAATATGTCAAGGATGTAGATACTAAGGAGCTACTATTCTCACCCACCCCTGTGTATAAGACATTATTTGGAGCTTATGTTCCTGCAATCAATGGAGCTGCACCTAACACTAACATCCGCATCTTGTATGATGGAGGCTTAGGTACTTGCCAACCATTTGACATCATAGATTTTGGCACAACAGGAGAGATAGGCTTGACTGACTATCCTATGCTTGGCCACTTTAATGACCCGTTGTATCCTACCTTTGATATTAACTTTGGCACTAATGACTACTATTTTTATGAGGTAGCAACACTGACAGCTAACAACCTTTACAACTTATATTGGAGGAGGACTGTCAATCAGATAAACGTAGGTAAGATGTTGATAGCATTCTTTGACTTGAGTGAGGTTGATATCCAAGCTCTCAAGCTCAATGATAAGATATACATTGATAACTCATGGTGGAACATTAACAAGGTGCAGGATTACAACGCTAATAACAACAGCCTCACAAAGGTAGAGTTAATTAGTATTGATACTGAGATTGACTTAGCACCTTATAAGACTGCAGCAGGTAAGCCTATTGGAGACACTATCGTGGCAGTTGGTAATAATGAGGTATTTAAGCAGAGTGCTCAAGTTAACAACGTAGTGGTACCTGGCTCAGATGTTCTAATCTTTGGTAAGGGCAACGCTGTGAGTCCAGGTGTTAAGGGAGTAGTGATTGGAGATGGACAGATACTTGAGCAGGATGGTATGGTAGTGCCTAACTTGACTGTGACTAATAGTATCAATGGAGCTCCTGTGGTTAACTATAAGAAGTACATAGCTAATATTAGTCAAGCAGGTACAGCAGACCCTATAGTAACGGTGCTTGAGAATACAATAGGTGACATAGTTTGGGCAAGGGTATCAGCAGGTAGGTATCAAGGTACATTAACAGGTGCTTTCCCTGACCAAGATAAACTATATCTTTATTTAGGCAACAGTCAACAGAATAACTATGTTGCTATTTTTAGAGTCTCTGCAGATATTATTGAAATAATTACTTATGACTTCACCAATACAGGGCAAGACAATATGCTTGATTATAACACAATCGAAATAAGAGTTTACTAATATGAATGAAGTTGAAATACCATTAAAGATAACGGGGATAGGTGCTATCAAGGCAGAGCTTAGAGAACTTAAAGGAGCTATTGCAGATGCCACTGATCCCGAACAAATAGCACAACTCTCAGCAAGAGCAGGAGAACTTAAAGACCAACTTAAGGATGCTAATGATGCAGTGAATGTATTTGCATCAGGCTCTAAATTTGAGCAGGTTAGTAACTCTATCGGAGGTATTAAGGACTCATTAATGAGCTTAGACTTTGAGGAGGCACAACAGAAGGCTCAAGTGTTTAGCAATGTAATGGGAAAGCTCAATCCTGGAGACTTAGCCAAAGGCTTCAAGGGGTTCATGGGTACTCTATCTACAGTCGGTGGAGCATTCGTAAAACTTGGAGCAACCATCTTAATGAATCCTATCTTTTTATTAGTGGCAGTCATCACTGCTATAGTGGTAGCCATTGGTATATTCTTAAAAAAGATAGGAGTACTTGATGCTATCTTAGAGGCAATCATGATACCTATCAATGCAGTGATACAAGGATTTAAGGACTTGACTGATTGGATGGGTTTAACAGATAATGCAGCAGAGGAAAATGCTGAGGCAGTTAAAGAGGCAAGTGAGAAAAATAGAGAGAGCCTTAAGGCAGAGAGTCAAGCAAGGCAGGAACTATATAACCTTACTAAGGACTTAAGCGATGAGGAGATAGCTGCTATTGAGGAGAAGTTAGGAATCCAGATAGATACAAGTCAAAGTATATTTGACCTTAAGAGGGAACAGATAGAGGGCGACATGGCTATCAATCAAGCTGAGATTGACTCATTAAACTTAAAGAAGGAACTTACAGATGAGGATAAAAAGAGATTAGCTGACTTGACTAAAACTCAAGCAGACTTGGCTAATCAACAAGTGCAGAATGAGATAAACAAGATTAACGCTATAAGGAATCTCAATGTCAGCTTAGATAAGCAGATTGAGTTACTACAGGCCAAGCAAATCAAGGGAGAGTCTGAGCGTGCTAAGGCAATGCTTGACATACAACAGAAGGAGGCACTTGCTAAGGTTGAGCAGCAGATTAAAGAGGCTCAGCAGTTAGGTGATAGTACTGCACTTGCTAAGGCTCAACAATTAAAGAACTTGATTATCCAGGACTTTAAAAGACAGGAGTTAGAGATAACTAACAAAGGTAATGCAGCAGCAGCTAAGGCTACCACAACAAGTGTAAGTACTACTAATAAAGAGGTAAAGAATAAATATTCTGAGGCACTTGCTGACCTACGCAAAAAAAATGAGGTAGCTTTGCAAGAGGCAGAGAATGCAGGTAAGTCAGAGCAAGAGCTTAGAGAATTACGCATAACACAACTTGAAGCTGAGAGAAAATATTTGTTTGATAATCTTGCTAAAATCTATAAAAAGGAAGTTGATCAAAAGGCAGCACTTGCAAAGATTGATAATGACCTTAAGAAAGCAAGAGATAAAAATGCAGCGGATATAGAGAAGGCAGAGAATGAGGAGTTAATTGCAAGGTTGAAAAGAAAAGAGCTCAATGCAGCAGATGACATTGCTAAATTCGAGGCACAAAAGGAACTACTTGCAGCAGAGGCAAAGATAAAGATGGACTCACTTGAGGTAGGCTCAGAGGAGAGAGGATTGCTTGAGGATGAGACTGCTAAAAAGTTAAAAGAAATTGATGACCAAATCACAGCTAAAAAGATTGAGAATCAACAAAAGATTTTAGCAGCTGCACAACTTGCATCAGAAACTAAATTATCTAAGGAAGCCTTTGAACTTGAGAGATTTAAGGGCACTAAGGAGGAAGAGATTGCAGCAAATGAGGCATTCCTTCAAACTACATTAGATACACTTGATGCTCAAAGAACTGCTGAGCTTGCAGCAAAAGACTTATCAGAGTCAGAGATAGCAGCCATCAAAGAAAAATATCGTCAAGCTGAAATAGTAGCAGAAGAGACTAAGGCCGCTAAGTTAGTTGAGATAGATGAGAAAGCAAGAGAGAAACTTAATGCAAATATTGAGGCTGGATTTCAACTTGCTACAACAGCAGCTGGAGCCATTGCATCAATACAAGATATTAACACAAAAAAGAAACTTAAAGGAGTACAGCAAGGAAGTAAGGAAGAGGAGAAAATACTTAAGCAACAATTTGAGCAACAGAAAAAAATGCAGTTAGCAATGGCTGTTATCAATGGTGCTCAAGCCATTACTTCAATCCTTGCTCAATATCCTAAGTTTGATGGAGGTTTTGCTATGGCAGCTGCAATAGCTGGCTCAGTAATATCAACGGCAACAAGTTTGGCAACAATAGCAAGCACATCCTTTGAGGGTGGAGGTAATGCTCCAACTGCAGATACAAATAGTTTCACAGGTGGAGGTAGCACAACAGCAGGCATGGCTACTCCATCAGTTAGTCTATTCGGTCAAGGTAACCAACTTAATAATGTAGGCAACCCGAACCAAGAGGGAGGAGGTCAGACTATCACAGTCAATGCTATAGTGAGTGAGACTGAGATGACCAACGTACAGAACAAAGTAAATAAGATACAAAAGAACGCAGAACTATGACAAGTTATCAAGCATTAATAAACAAGATAGAGGCATTCTATAACGCACATCTACAAGTTAAAAAAGTAGGTAGTGATTTTGCAGAGCAGATGCCTAACTTTGCCACAAAGGATGAGAAGTATCCTATTGTGTTCATAGCACCAATCACAGCCATAGCAACTGAGAACACTAATACAGTGAGCTTAGAGATCACATGCTTAGACATCATTCAAAAGGATAGAGCTAACATCACTGTGATACTATCAGACTGCCATCAGATATTAGTTGACTTAGTTAACTACTTTACATTTAGCGATGACTATAGTTTTGATATCTTAGGTACTCCTTCCATAGTGCCATTGAATAATCAAGTATTAGACTATGCAGCAGGGTGGGTCATGACATTAGATGTTGACATGAGTAATTGGACAGATTGTCAAGTTCCTATTATAACAGAATCATAAGTTAATTACAATATAGGTATGGCTATCAATAGGCAAAAAATATCTCAGATGACTCCTAATGGAGCAGACCTTGATCCTACTGACTTACTTGAGGTAAGTGTTCAAACAGGCTCAGGATATGAGACACGTTCTATCACAGGGCAGGAGATAATAAATGCAGCAGCTGCAGTCACAGGTACTGTTACATCAGTAGATTTAACTATGCCATCTGCATTCACAGTAACTGGCAATCCAATAACAACAGCTGGCACATTAGCAGTTACAGGTGCAGGCGTTGTTTCACAATATGTTAGAGGTGATGGCAGCCTTGCAAATTTCCCCTCTGTTTCAGGTGGTGGAGCTTCAACAAGTTACTATTTAAACGGCTCAATAAGTCAAGGCACAATAGGTGGCGTTACTTATTATGAAATGAATAAGACTCCAATATTGGGATCAGGCACAGATTTCATTCGCACAAATGGAGCGGGAAATGGTTATATTGCTTCATTCTTAACAGATGCAAATGACCCTAATTTATTAAAGATACCAGGTGGAAATTGGAATTTAGAGTTTTATTTTTCAGCTTCAAGTAATGGAAGTAATCCATCATTTTATGCAGAGCTTTATAAATACAATGGGACTACCTTTACTCTATTAGCTTCAAATTCTGCAAACCCAGAAGGTATCACGAATGGAACTACAATAGATGCTTATTTTACAGCTTTAAGTGTTCCTGAAACTATTTTATTAGCGACTGATAGATTAGCTATTAGGGTTTATGTAACTACTGCAGGACGCACGATTACATTACATACAGAAGATAATCACCTTTGTCAAGTAATAACAACATTTACAACAGGCTTAACAGCATTGAATGGGTTAACTGACCAAGTTCAAAACTTTGCAACAGGAACAAGTGGGACAGATTTTGGTATTAACTCAACAGGAAGTACTCACACATTCAATTTGCCTACTGCATCAGCTACTAATAGAGGAGCATTGAGCACAACTGATTGGAATACTTTTAATGAGAAAGCTCCAAAAAATGTAACTATTGACACTAAGACTGTACAATATACATTAGTAACAGGAGATAACTCTAAATTTATAGAGCTTAACTTCTCATCAGGTAACAATGTTATCATACCAACTAACACAGCTCAACCCTTCCCTATTGGTGCTCAGATAATACTATCACAATATGGGGCAGGTCAAGTTACTGTAGTACCTGATACAGGAGTAACACTACGAAGCTCAGGAGGTAAGACTAAGACAGCCGCACAATATGCTATGGCTACATTGATAAAGAGAGATACTAATGAGTGGTATTTAGCAGGAGATTTAACAACATAATAAATAAATAAAATGGCAACAGATAATGAAATTTTAATAGCAGGTCAAGGTACTTATATCTTGAATAACACAACTGAGTACACAGGTAACTTTGATGCTATTGTAGTGCTTGAGGATACAGTGTTTAACCTTATCAAGATAGCAGGAACAGATGTTAAGTCAACATACATAGCAGCTCCTGCAACAGCAGTTAAGGCAGGTGCTATCATTAGACCTAAATCAGCTCAGAAGTTTAGCGGTGTTAAGTTAACAAGTGGATCAGTTACTATTGTATTATGATAGGCTACGGGAATAGTATGTTTTTAGCAACACATGGAATATTAGCAAGGACTGCATCAGGAGGTGGAGTTGACCCAGATGCTCAGGCATTCATTACAGCTGCAGGTATCACTAATCCTACACAACAAGGTGCTATTAATACTTTGGTAGTTGCTTTGAAAGGTTATTCAATTTGGACAAAATTCAAAGCAATATATCCAATAGTAGGAGGCTCGGCTTCAAGCCATGCGGTCAATCTTAAAACACCAGGAACTTATAATTTAACATTTAGTACAGGTTGGACTCATTCAAGTACTGGAGCTTTACCAAATGGAACAAGTGCTTATGCTGATACTAATTTAAAAGTTGATTTAATTGCTCAAAATAGCGGACATTTATCTTATTATTCAAGAAGCAATACGGCTGGTGGTGTAGGGCAGTTTAAAGTTGAAATGGGATACATTAAATTAACTCCAAGTATATCAGCCTCAGCAATTGCAATCTCACGAGATAACGCTTCGTTTGGATTAATACAGTCAAATAATGTAGCTACTACAACAACAAATGCAGATACAAGAGGATTTTATATTGCTAATAGGTCAAATTCAACAGTTCAAACATTAGATAAAAACGGAAGTATAAGTAATACAAGTAATGACGCTTCAGTTACTCCAACACCAGCAGTTATGAGTTATTGGATAGGTGGCAGAAATTCACCTGATAATGCTGGAATAGTAAATTACACTGATAGACAATGTGCATTTAGTTCAATAGGAGACGGTTTAAATTCAACTGAAAGAACTAACTTTTACACAGCTGTGCAAGCATATCAAACAACTTTATCAAGACAAGTATAATGGAAGGTAGAATAGTAACAAACCAAACAGCAGAAGACTTACAAGGAGTGTTCTTTGATGCAGATACATTTTTTAATTTTGTTCAAGATATTAATGATGTATATTTTTTATTTTTAAGTGAACAGGATGAGGCAGATATTGCACCAACTGAATATGCTTATTTGTTAGATATTCCTTTGAGTCCTTATGTTCCTAAGCCTTCACCACCATTTCCACCTACTGAATAATGGCACGCTACGCAAATAATGGTATATTCAATGTCAAGTATCCTACAAGGCGTAAGATACAACGCATTCTGCAGCAGATAATATCTGAGGATGGTGCTATTGATACAGGAGCTATGTATGACTCTGTGCGTATCAATGCAAAAATCCCTGCATTAGGTGAACTTGAGATACAGATTATTGCTATGTATTACTTTGGGTTTCTTAATAATGGAACTATATATATAACACCTTATGATTTCTGTGCAGAGCTATCCAGGAGATTAGATGCAGAAGGTATTACTACAGAAATTTATTCTCAATATACTGAGTGGATGGTTGAAAGGTATCCTATATTACAAGTGGCAAATATATTAGGTGATAAAAAATCTATTATTTATACATTTGAGCCTATAGGTGGAGACTTCTCAGCTCCTTTATCATTCAGAGGTATGTTATAGATTAAGCTCTTTTTTCATTGACAACATATTAAAGGTAAGGATAAGAGGCAAGTCAGTTACTTGCTTAAACTTAGTCAAGTCCTCATTGCAAAGTGAATAGAGTAGTCGCTCCCATCCCCACTTAACAGCAGACTTCTGCTCAGCTTGAGCCTTAGACTCATCGGAGGTCATTGGTTTATTCTCATCCTCCTCATCTCCATCCTCCTCATTAAATAGTAGGTGATACTTATCCATGAAATCCTGCCTAAAAGATAGGTACTCAGGTATGATACCATAGATGTCATTGATACAGTACTCATCAAATAGTTCATGTCGGTCAAATGGATTGAAGTCATAAGGCTCAAAGCTTAACTCACCCCACTCACTTGTAGTATGTTGCCTGTACATGATAGCTGCTATATGGCAAAGGTGCTTGATGTAGTCATTAGCAAAGAAGTACTCTAAGTCAATGAACTCCCCACAGGTCAGCTTAGCTAATGGCTTGACCTTCCACTGTTCAATATCTCTCTTGTAGTTTTTAGATGGCTCAGAGTTAATGAATGTAATATCTTTAAGCATAGCACTTACCTCACTTACATCTAAGTCCTCAAGCTCATCTGAGCTAACTCCTGCAAGAGCTGAGAGTATCTCTATCTCTCTGGCGAAAACCTCCTCAATAGAATATAACTCTCTTATCTCTTTAAACTGCAGGACATCAATCTCACTCCACGACTTCGGAAGGTTCATTGCGTTTGATTTCTTTGGACAATTTTTGTCCTATCTCTACTAAGTAAGGCACTGCTAACTCTGCCTTGAGCTCTCTTATCATTTTTGCCTTATGCTTGATGTGAGCAGAGTCATAATGTTCTGCCTTGCTTAGGTCATCTCTCTTAAACAGGATGCCTAACATTTCAGAGATATAACCTTTATGCTTAGAGTTCATGACCTTCTCAATGTGCTTAGTATCTCTCACTGATAGCTTAAACTCCTCACCTTCAAAGGCAGTGTAGTTGTATCCATCAAGCTCAATGGCTGACTGTAGCTCTGGCTTACCTTTGATATTGTTAAACTCCTTGACATAAGTTTTGAACTGCTCAATGGTGGTATCCTCAAAGTCATTCTCAGTGATACCAAACAACTCAAATACTTTCAGATGTTTCTCAATAGCATCTAAGTCCTGTTGTGCATGGATAGATGTGATATCCTCAAACTGTTGCACTGTTAACTCCTTCAATTGATTAGGAATTTCTTTGTCTAAAATTTTTACCATAGATTTTAATTTTTAACAAATATAACACTATTTACAATATAGGCATGGATAGACCTGTCTATAAGATAACAATAGATCCTGAGTACTCTGATGGAGAGGACTTAGGTATTGAAATGATTGCCTTCACCTCGAAGCCTGCTATTAAGGTTAAGGGTATGGCATTCAATCAAGCTACTCCAATGACATTTTCAGATGACATTAAGATGCGTATTGTGGCTCCTGCCATGATACCAATGTCAATCTATCGTAGAGATGAGGATGGCACTGAGTATGATGTGCTATTCACAGAGGAGGTCATTGAGTCTATCCATGCTAAGTTCATGCAGAACCTACAGAACAAAGATATCTTTAACTTAGAGCATGAGGCACAGGAGAAAGTTCCTGCCTACATCCTTGAGGCTTGGATAGTTGAGAACCCTAAGCAGGATAAAGCATTCACTACCTATGGTATTGAAGTACCTAAGGGAACTCTAATGCTAACAAGTCAAGTAACTGATAAGGAATACTATGATAGCCTTGTTGAGTCAGGTCAAGTAGGGTATTCTATTGAGGGATTTTTAGGACTTAAACTATCGGAATTATTAAAACTAAATACAATGAAGTTACCTGATGGAGAACATTTGATCGAGGATAAAATCTATGTCGTTAAAGATGGAGAGGTTATCGAGATTAAGGATGTACCTGCTGAAATGGCAGAAGAGCAGATGGCAGAAGAGCCAGCTGTTGAGGAGGAAGCTGAGACTACAGTTGATGAGGCTGCAGAGGATGTACAAGAGGAGGAGGCAGATGCTGCTGCAGAGGATGTAGAGATGGCAGTTGATGTTACTACTGATGCTGAGGCTGTACTTGCAATAGTATCACCTGTGATTGAGGAGCAAGTTAATCAATTACTTGCTATCATAGCTGACCTTAAGAACCAAATGGAGGAGTACTTAGCTCCAAGAGATGAGGAGATTGAGGTAGAGGCTAAGAACCAAAAGATGAGCTCAAGAGAGCTTTTTAAAGAATTTGTAAAATTTTCAAAAACCAAATAAAATGAACCGTAATTTAAAATTTAATTTAGAGGTTGAGACTAACGCATTATTGTGTGCCAACCCTGAGGAGTTCTACTCCAAAGCATATCTTCAATCAGAGGATATCGCATCTAACTTCCGCTCTTTGCCTGGCATCAAGTCTAAGACTAAGTTAGCAAATGTAACTTTTGGTAACATCTTACAAGCATCTACTTGTAATTTTTCTGCTCCTAATGATTCATTGGATGCAGTTGATATCGATGTATGTCCTTTGTCAGCTATGGCTCAATTATGTCAGTTTGACTTAGAGCAATCATTCTTAGCGTTGCAAATGGCAAAAGGATCTAATGGTGATTTCACTGTTGCATCTTTTATGTCATATTATTGGAATGAGATGGCAATGACTATCGGTCAAGATATCGAGTTATTGAGATGGCAGGGTAACACTGAGTCTGAGGATCCATTATTGTCTTTATGTACTGGATACTTATTTCCACTGTTCTATGATACAGATGTAGTTGGTTTATATGATGGTGTTATCACTACATCAAATGTACTTGACCAATTGAGTGCTGTACTTGATGCTGCTCCTTCAACTATTAGCAGAAGAAAAACTGAGTTAAGATTTTATGTATCTACTAATGTAGCTAATGCTTATGAGCTTGCTGCTGCACAAGGTAACACTTTGACTTATGTTACTACTCCATTAGGTTTAACATTCTTAGGTATCAATGTAGTTGTGTGTGAAGGGATGCCAGATAACACTATCTTGTTGACTTTGAGAAATAACCTTATCTATGCATTTGATGCAGAGGGTGATGACAAAGCATTGAAAGCTGTTAACTTATCTGACACTGTAGCTGAGCCTTATTTGAGAACTCGTGCTAATATGAAAGTAGGTTTCCATTATGTTAACCCTGCAGAGATAGTATTGTATAACGCATTCTATATCTAAAATATAACGGGGGTAGCAATACCCCCTATTTTTAAACATTAAAAAAAAACTAAAATGAGCTGTGCAACTTTAGAAACAATTTTAAAAAGCTGTGACAATAACTCAGGAGGTATCTATAAGTTCTATGTAAACCAACAAGATAACATCCAATCTATCTCTACAGATGAGACAGGAACTAATTGGATTGTTGATGGTATTACATTTATACCTACAGCTGACCCCTTCATTGAGTTAGAGTTCAGAAGAAACGTATCCTCATTTACAGAGGACTCTGCTATTGACTTAATTAATGGATCAAGCTATGTAACTGCAACTATCAATTTGATGTTCCATAGAAGAGATCAAGAGAAATCAAAAGCTATTAAAGTATTAGGAGCAGGACAACAGTACTTAGCAGGTATTGTTGAGGATGCTAATGGTAAATATTGGTACTTCCCATTTTTGCAATTATCTGCAACAGGTGAAGGATCAGGAACTACAAGAGCAGATGGCTCTAAGTACAGTGTAACACTTGTAGCTGAGAATGAGTTTTTGGCTTATGAGGTTGATGCTACTATCATACCAAGTCTCCTTTAATCTTGCCATAGATTATAAACTAAGAGCCTCACTTCGGTGGGGCTTTTTTAATAATTATTTCTTTGAGATACAATATAGGTATGATATATCTTGAGAAGGATACAGTTAACACCTTTGTGTTGACACTTACAGAGGTTACAACAATCTCCAATCCTTACTATTTATTTGAATTTGAGGATGAGTTTGACACTACAGCTAACCCTATCTATTGGCAGGGAGTTGATAGTTCCTCATGGCCTTCAAGATATAACCTATTCACTATCGATGAGCCCGCTGATGTAGAGCTTGTGAAAGGGCAGTACAGATATAAAGTCTATCAGAGTCCTACTCCAACAGTTGATCCAACAGGATTGACTATGATAGAGGAAGGTCGCATGGTAGTGGCAGGGATACAAACTAATTCAATCTATGACTAATGGCATGGTATAACAGATTTATAGGCAGCAAGCCACAAACAGCAGAGATAGTTGAGGGATATCAGTCCTTCTCTACTCCATTTCAAAAGGTAGGCGGTGCTAACCTATCACTCCCTTATGTTAATGGCCGCTATCAGATAGCAGGTTACATCCCATTTGGGCAGGATAACCTCTATCCTGAGCTACTTAATCAACTATACTACAGCTCACCTTTACATGGTGCTATAGTTGACTTTAAGACTAACTCAGCAACAGGTGGAGGATACACTATTGAGACTGAGAAAATGTCTCAAGAGGATAAACTCAAGCTATATACTTTTGAGAGAAAGCTCAAGTTAGGTAAAACAATCAGAGCCATAGCACAACAGTTGATAGTTCACCATAGAGTGTACTTTAAGCTATGCTATAATAAGAAAGGAGAGATATATAAGGTAGAAAACATCTCACCTGAGAGAGTTAGAGTGTCAAGAGATAAAGAGACATACTTTCTTTGTGATGATTGGACAGCTCGAATTGATGTGAGAGAGATTAAAAGGTATCATCCTGCCAACACTGACCTTGAGCAACTATATTGCTATGAGTTAATGACATTAGGACAGGAGTGGTATCCATTACCACAGTACACATCTGCTTTGAACTTTGCGTTTTTATCAGGTGAGCTTAGTTACTTTGCTAAGAGTAACATTCAAAACTCAATATTCCCATCCTTTGCCATGATGTTCCCTAAGAGGCCACAGTCAGAGGAGGAAAAACACATGATTAAGCAGACCATTGATAGGTTAAAAGGAGCTGCTAATGCAGGGAAGGCTGTTGCATTCTTTGCTAACAATCAAGATCAGTTACCTAAGATAGAAAGCCTACCTACTAACAGCAATGATAAGCTATTCCAAGAGGCCTCATCTCTCAATACAGAACAGATATGCTTTGCTCATACAATAGACCCCATCCTTATGGGAGTTCGCACTCAAGGATCACTTGGCTCAGGCAGTGATATTAAGCAGGCTTATGTTGTATTTGAGAAAAATGTAGTTATGCCATTGAGAAGGCAGGTTGAGGAGATAGTGAATGAGATCATGGCTATTGCTAAGATACCAGGTAAGTTCTCAATTAACAACTTCCAAATAATTAATGAGACAATCATTGAGCTTGAGGGAGATACATCTAAGACATCTGATGCTTTGAACTCATTGAGTCCATTGGTAGCTACTAAGGTACTTGAGAAAATGACACCTAATGAGATAAGAGCTCTTGCTTCACTGCCTCCAATAGAGGGTGGAGATGTAATACAAACAGAAACACCTTCAGCACCATGAACTACTTTATTACAGAGACATACTTAAAGACTAATACACCTATCACAGCTAATGTTGATGTGACAGATGTTACACCATACATAGCAACACAGGCACAGCTCAGAGTTATGCCTATCTTAGGTACTACATTCTACAACTATCTACTCACTAAGTACAATGCTCAGACCTTGACTAATGTTGAGGAGGCACTTGTTGCATATATTCAACCTGTCATAGCTTGGAGGAGTGCAGAGGATGCTGTGTTTGGCTTGACATATCAACTTAAGAACAAAGGACTGCAGACTCAGTTTGGAGATTTCTCAAGCTCAGTAACTCGCTCAGAGGTAGCCTTTGGGATGGAGCACTACGCACAAAAGGCTTCATTCTTTGAGACTCGATTGACTCGCTACTTGATAGCTAACAAGGACTTATATCCTGAGTTCACTGCAGAGGTGAACAGAGATACTGACCTAAGACCTATGATAGACCATTGTGGATGTAACTGTGGGGAAGTATGTAGATTTGACTGTCCTTGTGGAGGATTTAGAGAAAATGGTTATAATAACAGTATATTGATTTTGTGATGGGATTTAATGAGATAGCATTTACAGTAATAACAATACTTATATCAGGGATAGGGTATTTTTTGAAGAGTTTACATAGTGATTTGAGAAGTGTTATGAATGAACAAAAGCAAATAATTGAGACTCAAGGTAGATTGAAAGGTAAGATTGAGCTTGTTGATAATGAGGCACGCTTCAAATATGAGGCAATTGAGAAAATGACTCAGTTAGAAATCAAGCACTTGGCAGAGCAGATAAGTGAGCTCACTCAATCAGTTAAGAAACTAATAGAAATCAATTTAAAATGAGCATAGCACAAAGATGGAATGCTCCCACTCCAAAATTCTGGAAGAGAGTACAACAGGCAGCCATTACAGTGGGTGCAATAGCAGGAGTTATCCTTGCAGCACCTATCACACTACCTGCAGCGGTCATAACTGTGGCAGGATATGTGGCAACAGCAGGAACAGTGGCAGCAACACTATCACAACTAACAGTAGAAACCAATGAGCAACGTCAAGAACTACACTAATAAGCAACTTTTAGATAGAGTCAAGCAACTATCTAACTATAAGACTATTCCATCTGATATGTGGCTGTTGTTTGTGCGTTCTAATGAGGATGCTAATAATGTATTTGATGATAAAGTGTATATCTTTAAAGGCTCATCATTTCAATTTGTTACATCTTGCACAACAAACAAAGGAAACAAAGGAACTGCAGTAATGGAAGCTGACAGATGGAACTATGATTGTTATGCTTATGGACTTCACAGAGGTAAAATGGAGGCACTTAGACAGGTTGCCAAAGTACCTTATAGAAGAGACTACACAGCAGATGGTAAAACTAACCCAACTACTGAGCTAATGGATAACATTATCTTTATGAATGTTCATGGTGCAACTTATAACAAAGGTAGTCAACAGGTAGCAACTCAGATAGGAGGATGGTCAGAGGGATGTTTAGTACTTAATAACAACCCTGATTATGAGAGAATGGTTCGTATGGCAAAAGACCAGGCGAAAGTATCTATATGTTTAATAAACGAATTTTAAAATGGCAAAGAAAGTAGGCAGACCTAAAAAAGTACAGGTTAACATTGAAGGTGATAAGACAGATGTTATCATTCAAACAAACAAGGCAGAAATAGAATACCACAAAGATGGCACTAATCATGAGCTTGACTATGATGGGAAAAAAGTAGATGTGAACATCAAAAAAGATGAGACAGGAACTAAGGTAACTGTGGAATCTGAGAATAAATTTCTCAAAGCAGTTGCTACTCTTGCATCTAAGTTTGTAGTCAAGAGGTTTAAAAAGAAATAGTACCTTTGTACTTACCATAAGAACAGTTATAAGGTCATTGTAATACACCTGCTATGGTTAAAGGATTGGGGAGTCCCCGGTCGCCCACACTTAGCAGGTTTTTTTATGTCTAAATAATGTCTAAATAATGTCTAATTTTAGACATACTTTAGATGTATGTTTAACTAATCGACATCCCTCTTTATCCCTCCAAGACCTGATAATTCACTTATTAACAATCAAATGTTAATATTTATTTTACCTAATTATTTGCATATATGAAAAAACTTATTAACTTTGCTTCATAATAATTAACAAATCAAATATGAAAGCAGAATTTATCAAAGAATGTGGCAAGTGTTGGGGCACAGGCACAGTATCAATCAGCAGCTCTTATGAGCATCCATCTCACAGCGAGTCTGACACTTGTAATGAGTGTAGAGGTGAAGGCAAATACCTTGACTATGAGCTATTAACTGAGCGTGTTGAGGATGTAGAATGGATGATTGATGGAATGTTGACTCGAATTAGATTAACATCTGATACTTTAAAAGACTTAAGTAGAGGTATGTTCTATGAGTTACTTCCTAAGTATAAGCATAGACTTAATATTCAATCAAGAGCTCTTGCAAGATTAGAACTTTATTTGTTAAACCTTAAAATTAAATAACATGACAGAAGATCAAAAAGCCGTGAGAGACGTTTTAGTGTTCTCTGCTGCATTATTAGCTATCACCTTTGTGTTAATGTATATCGGAGTCGTAGGATAGCATGAGAGAGCCTAAAATACATTTAGCATCTATAAGTTGGTGGACTAACTTTGATGAGGTAAGATATAGTAATTATTTAAAAGCAATACAAAATGTGGAAAATACGTTATCGGGGATACATTGGAGGAGCCTGGAGGATATTAGAAAAGACAATCAAAGCAGACTCAGAATGGGAGGCACGCAGGATGAGCAACCTTTGGGAGAAATTAATAATTAAAATAGAGAGGATATGACAATCAATGAGATTATAAAAAAAAGATTTCCTAATGAAAGGACTCAAGATCTTGCCAATGACCTTGGATTAACATATTCTCAAGTAGCAAATAGAGCATTCTCAATGGGCCTTAAAAAGTCAATAGAATTTAAGATGTCTGACAAATCTGGAAGGCACAATCTAATTGAAGGTGGTAAGCCATTCAGATATCCAAAAGGACATGAGCCTCATAACAAAGGAGTTGCAATGAGCTCAGATGTTTATAATAGAGTCAAGCCTACCATGTTCAAAAAAGGTGATAAGCCTCACAACACACAACCTGTTGGCACCATCCATTTCAGAACAGATAAAGTCGGGAGGACTTATGCTTACATCAAAATCAAAGATAAAGATTGGAGGTTGATGCATCGAGTAGTATGGGAACAACACAATGGACCAATCCCTCCAGGTCATGTAGTAAGATTCAAAGATGGTAACACAATGAATTGGGATATTAAAAACCTTGAGATGTTCCACCAATCCGGGAACATGGAGCTCAACACAATACGAAGATTTCCTGCAGAGCTCCAGGAAGTAATTAAATTAAAAAGTAAACTAAAAAAGAAAATCAATGGCACGAAACAAAATCAATGATCTACGTGATCACCTATTCGCATCTCTTGAGAGATTAGATAATGATGAGCTCACACCTGAGCAACTCAATTTAGAGATAAACAAAGCAGAGGCAATTGCACAAATTGGAAGTGTCATCATCCAATCTGCAAAGGTGGAGGTTGACTTCCTCAAAGCAATGGGGAAGGCAGGAACCGAGACAGAATTATTCAAGGATATTGACCAACAAAAACAAATAGCATGATAGTTAAAAACCCAACAAGATTAATCTTAGCTTACAAAGCACTTTATTACACAACTAAATTTAGTTAACATGGAAGAACTTAAAAAACAACACTTAGAAATGCTGCAGCTACTTGAAAGCATAGAGGTAATGCTGCAAAATGGTAACTCAATACACCCAGACTCAGTCATTAGAGGAGCTATTCGCATATCAATAGGGATGGATCAGTATGGAATGCCAGAGGGATTAGATACTCAAGAGAAACATGAGCAGTATTTGAAGGATATAGGTTTAATTAATAAACCCGAATAACATGGCAGAAGAGGCAAAGATGGCAATGCTACTGTTCACAGTGGGATTGATAGCAATAGCAATAGGACTAATTAATAAACATAAAAATGACTGACATAATACAATACATTGAGGATAATGACCTCAAAGCAAGGCACAGATATAGACACTACACTTACAAACGTTTCTATCTCTACAACCTACTCAGAGAGGAAGGACTTACACTCTATGAGATAGCAGCCATGTTTAACAGAGACCATGCAAGTGTGATACATGGACTTAAAACTCATCATGATCTAATCTCAATCAAGGATAAAATCTATCTGGACTATATTGAGGAGCTCATGTTGATATTTGAGAATTACAATGAAGGCCATGTTTTGGTTGATGACATTATGAACTGTTTTTGTTTGAAACAATTGAGAAAAATTAAGTTTAGAATTAAGAATAATCTCTACAAAGAATTAACTTTGGACTTGCATAACATATGATTTTTTAAATTTATCTCAAGACCCCCTTTGCAAACGAGCTCAGGGGGTTTTTTGTTGGTGTAAACCCCTGTAAACCCTACTGTAAACCATTTTAGTAGTTAATTCACTTAAATTCAATGCGTTAATACCTATTTTAGTGTAAAGGTTTACAGTTTACAGTGGTATCAATTATAATTTTCAAACTGAAAAAAAATAAAATTTTTAATTTAGTGTAAAGTTTACACTTTTTTAGGGCATTTTCTTAGTGTTTATAAGTGATACAGATCGAAAAAGGTTTACACTTTTACTGTAAACCCCTTTACAGTAGTTTACAGTTAATAAGTTTTTAAAATTGTTTATAATAGTTATTATAATTATTTCTAATTTTGTTGAAGGGGTTGTCGGAGGCATCCACTTAAAAGGTTTACACTGTTCCTTTCCCCCTATTTTTTTTATAACAGTGTATTAAAAACAGAATATGATTACAAAAGATTATCTTAAAAAATTAGCAGGCTTAGGCTATAGCATTATTCCATGTGAAGAGTCAAAAAAGCCTATTGAATTAAAATGGACTGAGTTACCATGTAAGACCTCAAATGATATTGACTTATTGAATGCTCCTCTATATGGATGCAGAGCAGGATTTAATGACATTGAATGTATTGATGTTGATCTCAAAGTACTTCCATCCCTTCCAGATAGACAAAAATGGTGGGATGAGTATATCTCATTCCTAAGAGATAATATCTCAGACTTTGATGAGAAGGTAGTCATTGCTAAAACAATGAAGGATGGCTATCATATTATCTATAAATGCACAGCTCAGAGTGGTAATACTAAGATAGCCAAGCTCAAAGGAATGAAGGAGGCTATTATTGAATCAAGAGGTAAGGGTGGACAGTTTATCCTGTATGGTAACTTTTATGGCATGAATGAATATCATGACATTAAGTATATCACAGAGGAAGAGAGAGAGATTATTTGGTCTATTTCGAGGACTTACAACTATATTGAAGAGGTTAACCTGGATAAACCTACTAAAAAAGAATATAAGGTTAATGACAATGAGATAAGTCCCTGGGATGATTATAACAATCAAAGCAACACAATAGATCTTATCTCAGATGAGTTTAACATTGTAAGAAACACTACTAAGAATTACATTATAAGACGGCATGGAGCTACTTCACCTCACTCAGGATATGTGTACAAAGATAGTGGCTGTATGTATCTATTCAGCACAGGAACAAACTATCCAGCTGAGAAGTTATTAAGTCCATTTGCTATCTATGCTCATAAGTATCACTTTGGTAGCTTTAAAGAGGCTGCAAATGACTTATATCACAAAGGATATGGAACTCGAAGAGTGCCAAAAATTGAGATAGAGGATAGACCTACAGTTGACCTTGATAAGTTGACATTTCCTATTGATATATTTCCTGAGAATATTCAACTCTACATCCTTGAGAGTGCTAAAACATTAGGTCTATCCATTGATTACATGGGTAGCTCATTCCTTTGGCTCTTATCTGTGATAGTAGGTAACTCATTGAAGCTCGAAGTTAAGACAGGATGGGTTGAGAATGCTACAGTTTGGATTTCATTAGTAGGTAAAGCAGGGATAGGTAAGACTCCAAGCATCAATCAAATGATTAGACCTTTGGAGGTAATTAATAACACTCACATAAGACGTTATATCAAGGAATATTCTAAGTGGGTAGAGTATGAGAAAAAAGATAAAAAGGATAAGGAGCACTCAGAGGAGGTAAGGAAGCCTAAAAAGACTCAATTCATAGTGAATGACATTACACTTGAGGCATTAGTTGACTTGCATGAAGAGAATAAGAACGCTGTTGGAGTGTTTAAAGATGAGCTCGCAGGATGGTTTAAAGATATGAACAAATATAGGGCAGGTTCTGACCTTGAGTTTTGGTTATCTTGTTGGAGTGGTAAGGCTGTAAGTATGAACAGAAAAACAGCTAAGAGTTCATTTGTTGACAAACCTCACATACCTGTGCTTGGAGGTATCCAGCCAAGTATCTTTGATCAGTTTAATACAGAGGAGAACAAAGAGAATGGATTTACAGATAGGATGTTAATCACCTTCCCTGATTTGTATGTTGATACTTACAATGAGAATGAGATGGATGACCGTATCTTAATTTGGTATGATGAGTATGTTGTTAAGTTCTTTGATACAGTAAAAAGAGAGTGGGTTAAATACAATCAAGAGGATGACATTGAGCCTATTAAGGCAATACTATCACCAAAAGCTAAGATACAATGGATGAGAATATTCAATAAGATTACTGAAATGCAGAACAGTGATAGTGAGAATGAATACATGAAGTCAATGTTACCTAAGCAAAAGAGTTATATCCCAAGATTTGCACTCCTTCTCAATGCTTTATGGAGCTATGATATTGAAGAGAATGATGGCTCTTATAGTTTGATAGGTGCAAATGCTATGTTGAAAGCTGAAAAACTGTCTGACTATTTTATTAACATGAGTAAAAAAGTTAAGATTGAATCACAAGATAAAAAGGACATGAAGTATATTATTAAGGCAGACCAAAGTATGAACTCATTTGATAAATTTAAGTCTCTTTATACTCAAAATAAAGACCTTAATCAGTCAAAAGCAGCAGAGATATTAGAAGTATCAAGGCAGACAATTAATAAGTATATTAAAAAGATAGAAAATGACTAAAGAACAAAGAATAAAAATATGTAAGGATATTTTAAATGCATATTCTATAAGTCAAAAATTAACTGATATTGATGAGGCTATTGTATTAAATGAATTTAAAAATCATCCAGATTGGGATAAAAAAAAAGGAGTAGGAATTGATTTTATCTATGTAGATAAAGATACTTTTAATAATAGATGTTTTTATATTAAAAGAATTGACTCAAGTTTTGAGGATATATCCTACATAAAATCTATTCGTAATCTAAATAAATTGCACAATATACATAGAGCTGGAAGGAATACAATAGATTTTATAATTAAAGACTATAGAAAAAATAATGTTATTTATGGTGAGTCAAAATGTGCTATAAGCAATGAAATTTTAACTCAAGATAATACTCATATAGATCATTATGATTTGAAATTTGCTGACATGGTTAAGTTGTTTATATCTAAGCATGGAGAAGATTATCTTTTGAATAATATAGACCACTCAGGAACAGGAGTATATTTTAAGTGTGATATTTTAAAAAATAATTTTATTGATTTTCACAATAGTAACTGTAAATTAAGAGCAGTTACTCAATACATAAATTCGAGAATATGAAAAAAATTAACAAATCAAAGCTCAATGCTCTCATGATGGAGAGTTTAAAACTGAAATATCCAAACATGCCAGAGGCATATATCCCTAAAACAGAATGGACTGATAACTCTGCCAATGCCTTGACAAAGTGTGTGATTGCATGGATACAGTTCATGGGAGGTCAAGCAGAGAGAATCTCATCTCAAGGTCAGTACAGAGAAGGAGCTAAGATACAAGTTGGCTCAGGTATGATGGCTCACACTAAGCAGCTGCCAGGGAAGTGGACACCAGGTCAATCAACCAAAGGTACTGCTGACATCTCAGCAACTATCAGAGGGAGGTCAGTTAAGATAGAGATTAAGTATGGCAAGGATAGGCAGTCAGATGTACAGAAAGCCTATCAGGAAGCCATTGAACGGGCAGGAGGTGTGTATATCATTGTGAGGACATTTGATGAGTTTGTGGAGTGGTATGAATCTTTTATCCTGGGTTTATGAGAATCAAGCTAACCCACCCCAAAGAAGTGATTAACTACAGGAGATATTACAAGAAGTATAAACACCCAATAAAAGGAATAGATGATGTTGATCAATGCTAAAAAGAAAGCATACAATATGCTATTGACCGCCCAAGTGTTGCACCTGGGAGAGACCGCAAAAGAGGAAGCCCTAAAACAAGCCAATGCAGTACGTGCTATTGCACCCGTTCACCTTTGGAAGTACTGGGATGAGGTTGTTATGGAGTTATCAAAAATAAATATATAAGAATATGAAAGCAAATGAATTAAGAATTGGCAACTATTTAAACGGTAATCAAGGACACGTTGTAGTTAGTGAAATTAGATTGAATAACAGTGTAAAAATACAATATAATACAAGTAGTTTTTATGTAGGTGTTTGTTTAAAAGCTATACCACTAACAAAAGAATGGTTGTTAAAGTTGGGGTTTATTCAACAAGGGGTTATTATCAATAATAATGGGTTGACTGAACAATGTGGAATTAATTATTTTATTAAGAATAACATAGTTTATTCATTATCTGATAATCAAGTTGAATTAGATAATCCCAACGTATTTTTATGTAATTTACAGTACGTTCATCAACTTCAAAACCTATACTTTGCACTCACTGGAGAGGAGTTAACATATAATTGTTAATAACTTTATTTGTCATATATGCAAAACTTTATTAACTTTGACGAAATTAAAAAATCAGTTATGCAAAAGGAAATCAAAACAGCTACCGAAAAAATTAAGGAGCTCAATGAGTTAGGCAACACGCTTACTCTACACCAAAAGTTACACAGGGCAAAGTTAGCCATTGGTAAAGTAACTAAGAACGCAACCAATCCACACTTCAAGAAGGCTTATGCTGACATCAATGCCTTGCTTGATGCTGTTGAGCCAATCTTACTTGAGAATGGCCTGCTATTATTACAACCTATCCAAGGCAACAACGTATGCACTCAGATTATTGACATTGACTCAGGTGCAATGATAGAGTCATGCATGGAGTTACCATCTAACTTGACACCACAGCAATTAGGTTCTGCTGTGACCTACTATAGGAGATACACATTACAGTCAAGTCTATCCCTTCAAGCTATAGATGATGATGCTAACACAGCAGAGCAAGCAGCTAAGCAGCCTGTTAAAGAAACATTATCTGCAGAACGTTTCAAAGGTGCTCTTGATAAGATAGCAGCAGGTGAGTACACTGTTGAGCAACTCAAGTCTAAGTTTAACCTAACTAAAGAACAGGAGGCACAGCTATGAAATGGAGACCATCACAATTAGGGAAGTTAATGACCAACTCAAGGAGTAAGTCTGACCCATTATCTGAGACTGCAAAGTCTGAGATTAGAAAACTTGCAAAGCAGGATTTCTTTGGATATGAGCTCAACATCAAAACTAAGCCAATGATTAAAGGAACTGAGTGGGAGCAGGAAGGTATCAACCTGCTCAACAACGTTCGCTTCACAAACTACACTAAGAACGAGCTCAGAGTAACTAATGACTACATGAGTGGATGCTGTGACATCATAACAGATGACCTTATTATTGACATCAAGAGCTCATGGTCATTAGATACCTTCCCTGCAACACCATCCGAAGGTGATAACTCAGACTATGAGTGGCAAGGTAGAGCATACATGTGGCTTTATGATAGACCTGCATTTGAATTAGTCTATACCATGTACACTACTCCAGATGACTTACTCAATGAATGGGATAACCTATCCATCCACAGAGTTAATCACATACCAATGCACCATAGAGTAACTGTGCTAAGCTATGAGAGAGACATGGATAAGGAGGAGCAGATAAGAGAGAGACTTATCTATTGCAATGAGTACTATAGTAAATATGTAAATGAACTAAACAATAAATAATGGAAACAAGAACACAAATTGTCACTCAGTTAGTGGCAGCAATCCTTACCAATGAGTACAGGATGCAACAAGTTAGAAACAGCATGGATGCAGAACATCAAATCTACAGCTCAGACCATGAGATTGCAGTAACATATTCAAACTTAGTAGCGGATGAGATTATTAACCAAACTACTCCAGAGATAGCCTTCCCTGAGAGAGTAGTGTAACACTATTAACAATGTCAGAATCAACAATCAAAGGAGCTATCAAGCTCATCAATGAGGTGAAAGTAATCTCAGACAAGTTCTCAGTGAGAGAGTTTGTAATCACAACACCTGATCCAAAGTATCCACAGGATATTATCTTCCAATTAACCAATGATAAGATCTCTATCTTAGACTCTATCAAGCCAGGTCAAAATGTGGAAGTATCATACAACCTTAGAGGCAGGGAGTTCAATGGTCGATACTATAACACTCTTGATGCATGGAGAGTAACAGGTGAGGCAAAGCCAACATCTGCAGTTAATGAACCAATGCCAATGGATGATGACTTACCGTTCTAAGACAGTATATCTTAATCTCGATGAGTCATTCTCTGAGTGGCTCAGAAGAGAACTAACTGATCAACTGTCATACAGATATAAAATTATTCACATGGCAGAGGATATGAACGTGAACTCAGCTACACTGTACAGGTTTATGAATGGCAATGAGGTGAGAGGTTCGTTCTATGATAATGCGTTTAAATACTTAGTAAAGAAATAATATGACACCAAAAGAGAAAGCAAAAGAATTAGTTGATTCATTTTATCAATTATTTCCATTAGATAAAGATGTTAATACTACAGATGGTGAATTGAACTGGAAATACAATGATTGGAATCAATCTAAAAAAGCGGCATTAATAGCAGTTGATGAGATATACAACTCAGGACTTTTAATGATGGTTGATGATGAGCAGTATTGGTATGATGTCAAACAAGAAATTCAACTACTATGAACTACTTAATACAGATATACAATAAGTATGGATGGGAGTATAAGACTCCTCAATCAATACTTGATAAGATTAACAACTGAGGCTCGGCAGCCTGGCTCTGGTAGACCAACAAGGGGAGTATAACAGCTCCCCTTTGTTATGTTAAAAACTTTTATTATCTTAGCACCCATGATAGACTATTTAGCTCCTCTTGTTGTATCATGGTGGTTCGTTAACTTTGAGCCTCTTCAAGATCGCATCAACAGGCTCATCCTGCCCGATTGGATACACACAGCTCTTGGATGTTGGAAGTGTACATCATTCTGGGGAACACTAATCTACTCACAATCCTTTACTATTGCCTGTGCAACCTCACTCACTGCTGTATGCTTGAACAAACTGATATACAACTCATAGATACTATCCTCAATCAACCAGAGGAGAAGGTGCTCACTAAGAGAAGCCTTATACAACTACAACAAGTTAAGAACAGAGTCACAGGGCAGAGAGATAAAGAGTGTTTCTGTGCATCAGTACGTAGAAAGGTATGGCTCAAGGACTTCACTCAATGGTATGAAGGAGCACTTGGATAGATATCTCACTCGCAACTACCTTGAGGTGCTCAAGTACACACGCCACTTCTTAGATGTGCTCAACATACCGACATCAATAGATGCAGATGCAGTTATTAACAATGCTTACATCCACTGTGCAGGGCTCAATGCTCAAGATATGACAGAGGATAAGGCTAAGAGTTACCTACTCAATACTATCAAGTGTGACCTTATTTGGACTCAAGGCTCTAAGACTAAGAAACAGGACTTATACAAGTCTCAAGAGTACACAATGGATGTCATTGATGACCCAACTGACCTGGAGCATAAGATAGAGATAGAGGATAGGTACAATTTTAAGAAAGCACTTGTTGAGATATACAGAACAGAGCAAAAGGATAGGATAAAAAAGATAGTATTCGAGGCATATTACGACAAAGGACATTCAACTCAGACTGCACTCGCTAAGTATTTCAACATCAACAGTACATCTGCTTACTTCCTGATTAAAGAAATTAAAGAAAATATAAATCAAATACAATATAGGTATGAGGAATGCTAATTTTTTAGGCTTAATGACTTACATAATGGCCTTTGGAGTAGTGATAGCACTGTGGAATGAGAATATCTATTTGTTATTTAAGTTCTCAAGCATTACCTTAGCACTATATTTAACATTTATAATAGTTAACGAATATGAGCAATTTTAAAATTAAAACAGAATACATTGACAAAACTGTCAGAGTGTATGATCGCATCTTAGGACAGCGTTCTATCGTGGTAGCCAAGATAGACATTAGCAAGGTGAAGTATTATCAGTCTATAGGACTTGGGTATATCTTTGAGGAAGTACCTACAGTGATTAAGTATGAGGCAGTTGAGCCACCTATTCCTGCTGAGTCAGTATCAACTGATTTTCTTGAGTCAGTAATCAATGATAAGCCTAAAAAGAAACGTAAACCTAAGAAATTTACTGAACGTTTGGCAGAAGTAAAAAAAGAGCAAGAGTCAATCAATACATCTGTTGATACCGATGCCAAAGCCTAAGTACATAGAAACTCCCGAAAAGATGTGGGAGTTGTGGACTGAATATAAAGAGTACGTAAAGAACAATCCAAGGTATAGCTATAGTCTATCTAATAAGACTGGTGAAATAGTAGCTGTGCCTTTAGAATGTCCATTAACTCTTGATGGCTTTTATGAATTTGTATGTGATCACCCTGAGACAAAATTTGATACTGATACTCCAGATTTAAGTGATTATTTTGAGAACAAGGATAATAGATATTCAGCATATATCCGTGTCTGTACGCGTATAAAGAGAGCAAGAACAAATGATCATATTACAGGTGGGATGACTGGGCAGTACAATGCCTCAATCACTCAACGCTTAAATGGATTGACTGAGAAGGTAGATACTACCACAAACGGTCAGTCTATCAATGAGATTAAGGTTAATATTATTAAGTAATATAACCTATAAGATATATATTAACTATACTACTAATAAGTGGTATAGCCAAACCTTTGCCTAAAATGGAGCTAAACAGTACAGTGATATTTGAAAAGAACCATGATGCACTCAACTCAGATGTGAGGTTTATCATTAATGAGGGAGGCTCAAGGAGTTCTAAGACCTACTCACTATGCCAGCTAATCATAGTGTATTGCCTACAGAACAGAGGTAAGGTAGTGAGCATCATTCGTAAAACATTCCCTGCCTTGAGAGCTACAGTCATGAGAGACTTCCTTGAGATAATGAAGAGCCTTGAGATATATGATGTGAACAGTCATAACAAGTCAGAGCACATCTACACTTTTAGCAATGGCTCTATAGTAGAGTTCTTTTCAGTGGATGATGAGCAAAAGATAAGAGGTAGGAAGAGAGATATGGCATGGTGCAATGAGGCTAATGAGCTGTATTATGATGACTTCACTCAGCTCAATATGAGAACTGAGAACAAGCTAATCTTTGACTACAACCCATCTGAGTCTAACTCATGGCTGTATGAGTTACCAACAGAGGAGAGCATCCTAATTAAGTCAACCTATAAGGACAACCCGTTCCTGCCTGAGAGCATTAAGAAACAGATTGAGGACTTAAAGAGAACAGATGAGGCACAGTATCAGATATATGCATTAGGTGAGAAAGCCATCTCCAAGAGTAACATCTATAGCAATTGGACATTTGTCAAGCATAGACCATCCAAGTTCACTGACTATGTCTATGGCTTAGACTTTGGTTACAATCACCCAACTGCATTAGTGAGAGTCTATTGGAGGGATAAGGACTTATACATTGAGCCTGTGATATATGAGAGCTATCTCACCACTACTGACCTCATTGCAAGGATGGATCAGTTAGGCATAGAGAAGAGTATTAACATCTTAGCTGACTACTCAAGGCCTGAGACCATAGCTGAGATAGATAGGGCAGGATACTATATTGAGAATGCTAACAAGGTAGTAAAGAAAGGAATAGATAACATCAAAACCTTTGGAGTTCAATGTGAAGACCATCCCCAACTTAAGAAAGAGTATGAGAATTACAAGTGGAAAAAAATAGGTGATACCATTACAGATGAGCCTGTCAAACTTTGGGATGATGCAATGGATGCCATCCGATATGCTGCCACTTACATCAAGGAGGAGTACTACACAGATGACTCATATCTATCCTTCTAACAGGATACCAACTCAAATACAATATAGGTATGGCAATGACAATCATAGCAGAACCTCAAGATTTCACTCCTGCTTACAATGAGTGCAAGTTCATAGTTAACTCAACTAATGTCAATAATGATGGCTTCCGATATATCTTTGAGGTATTCGAGTCAGGCACAGCAACCAGGATAGGATACTATAAGGCACTGCCTACCTTTGGCACAGGCTATGGGGAGCAGGACTTGAGCAAGCTCTTGAGTAACATGGTAAGCTATGACTTCAACCCTACAATCACAACCTTCTATGATGCAGCTAACTCATACTATAAGTATGACATTAAGATTGGAGAGGAGTACATATTCACGTTGGGGTACACAGCCTCATTGTCAGATGATAGCGGCAATGTTGAAATAACCCCATCAGCTGCTCACCCCTTTGCTGTGGGTGACCAGCTCAACATTACACAGGCAGACTTAGGTGTGGCTAATCCAGGAGTGGAAGGACTGCACACTGTGATAGCTGTAACAGGCACAACATCATTCACTATCAATGCTCTATGGTCAGAGGTTACTGATGCGACTGAGAATGGCTCAATCAAATATGCTGACAATAGGAAGGACATTAACCTCAATGAGATTAGCACCTTAGACAAGTATGTATTCAATGGAGCTATTCCTTGGATAGACATGCCGTTCTATGATCAGACTGACTACACTCTTGATAACACATCTGGACTGTGGCTCACTGACCAACCTTTGAACTTCACATGTACACTTGGGCAGGACTTATGGCTTAACTTTAAGGATGTAGGCATAGCACTTAACAAGAGGGTGTACTTCATTAATGATGACGGGGATGTGTTCTACAAGTCAGTGAGTGGAATTGAATATATGAAAGGAGTAGCAGTTGGCCCTAATAACTATGGATCACTTACCTTAGTGAGTGGCACAGCTCCACTTGTTAAGCAGGACACTAAGTATTACACAGTAACATATCGAGATGGAGCTCCTGGATTTGTTGACCCTAAGTCAGTGAGCTATAAGGTGAACATAGATACAAGGACATTAATCTCTGAGAGTCATATCTTATTCTTAGATAGGATGGGCTCATGGAGTAGCTTTGCCTTCCAACTTAAGAGCTATGAGAAGGGAACTATCAAGAGAGATACATACAATAAGGATGTGCCAGGATATGTTACCTCATCTCAGTGGAAGTATAAAACTTATGAACAAGGGCAAGTTAATTTCAATACTCAAGTAGTTAAGACATTTGACCTTAACACTAATTGGATGAGTGAGGCAGAGGGTACATACTTTCAGCAGTTGTTAACATCTCCTCAGACTTATGTTAAAAACGTAGTATATCGAATTACAGAGGACTTAGATAATCTCTATGATGAGAGTGGATGTATCATACATATCCCTGAGTCAACTGAGTATGTAAGCTGTAATGTACTTAACACAAACTTTGAAGTATTTAAGCAAAGAAACAACAACCTAATCAAGCAGTCAATACAAGTAAGGTTATCTAATAACGACATAATCAATGGTTAAGATAGTACTTGAGACAGGAGTCTTAGATGTATCTGAGAAGACTAACTTCCCTATCACGTTTAACGTGGGAGATATTAGAGACCTCTCTGCAAGGAAGGGGACATTCTCTAAGACCATCACACTTGAAGGAACTAAGAACAACCATGAGCTATTAGGACACTACTATGATGTGAACATTCAGGCAGGTAGCTTTAACATCAACACGTTGACTCGATGTCAAGTGATACAGGATGGAGTGCCTATCTTAGATGATGCACTATTGCAGTTGGTAAGTGTTAATAAGTCTCAGTACACTAATGCTTATGAGGAGGAGGTTAATTACACTGTACTCATCAAAGATAGTAGAGCTGAGTTTTTTAGTGCTATCACTAATGCTAATCTTGATGACTTAGATTTCTCAGACTTAGATCACACATTCTCATCAACTGATATAGCGGCTACATTCAGCAACACTGTGGCAGATGGATATAAATATGTAATGCCTGTATGTACAGGAACAAATATCTATCAAGCTAATGAGTTCAAACCTGCTATATATGCTAAGACATACTTTGATAGGATATTTGCTGTGGCAGGATTTACATATACTTGGGCAGGTTTAACAGATGCTCACTTTGATAAGTTGTTAATACCTTACAATGGGGATGTTAATAACTTTGATTATGCTGACTACAGAGTGGAAGCCACTAACACATGGACTACAAGTTATGTGCAGGGCACAGGAGTGAACTATACATTTCAAGAGGATATTGACTCTGGATGGACAGAGGTGATTGACACTCAAAATTTATATGACCCTTTGACAGGTGAGTACACTTCACCATTTAGCACTAATGCTCTTGCAGGTGAGCACTATACTTATGAGCTACAGATTGGAGGCAGCATTATCCTTGATAATAATAGTGGAGGTAATGCAGTACTTGAGTATATAGCAGGAGGATACATAGTTAAAAATAAATATAGAGTATTTGCTCAGGTATATGTGGCAGGACTTGGCAACCTAAAAGTATATGGCTCAACAAGTGGAGTGGCTTACTACCCTGCAGCCTCACCATTACCAACAGGTAACACTACTGTGTTGACATTTGCTGAATCTCTTAGCATTCCTGCATTAACAAATGACCCTTTTAACTTAGCAATAGACCCTAATGACATACAGATATTATCAATAGGTGTGGAGGTAACTCAGACCTATGGTAGTGCTAACAGTAATGGAGCTAATATTTGGATAGCAGCAGGTGGAGGTTTCACAGCTGTAGATGTTAATGTTGTTCTTGACTTAGTATCTATCACTATGGTGATACTGCCAAGTCAAAACGTGCAGACTACAGGAGGTACTCTAATCATGAACTCATATGTTCCTGTTGAGATTAAGCAATCAGATTTTGTTAAGTCAATATTCCAGATGTACAACTTATACGTTGAGCAGGATATTGACAATCCATACAACCTCATCCTAAGACATAGAGATGAGTATTATGACTCAGGAGCTGAGAAGGATTGGAGTGAGAAGTTAGCGAAGGATAAGGCTCAAGAGTTGATGTTCCTTCCTGATGTGACTAAGAAAAAACTTAAGCTCACCTATGCACCTGATGAGGATCAGTCTAATGTGTTATACACACAGGCCACAGGAGAAATTTACGGTCAAATAGAATATACTTTTGACAATGAATATGTCAAGGATGTAGATACTAAGGAGCTACTATTCTCACCCACCCCTGTGTATAAGACATTATTTGGAGCTTATGTTCCTGCAATCAATGGAGCTGCACCTAACACTAACATCCGCATCTTGTATGATGGAGGCTTAGGTACTTGCCAACCATTTGACATCATAGATTTTGGCACAACAGGAGAGATAGGCTTGACTGACTATCCTATGCTTGGCCACTTTAATGACCCGTTGTATCCTACCTTTGATATTAACTTTGGCACTAATGACTACTATTTTTATGAGGTAGCAACACTGACAGCTAACAACCTTTACAACTTATATTGGAGGAGGACTGTCAATCAGATAAACGTAGGTAAGATGTTGATAGCATTCTTTGACTTGAGTGAAGTTGATATCCAAGCTCTCAAGCTCAATGATAAGATATACATTGATAACTCATGGTGGAACATTAACAAGGTGCAAGATTACAACGCTAATAACAACAGCCTCACAAAGGTAGAGTTAATAAGCATTGATACTGAGATTGACTTAGCACCTTATAAGACTGCAGCAGGTAAGCCTATTGGAGATACTATCGTGGCAGTTGGTAATAATGAGGTATTTAAGCAAAGTGCTCAAGTTAACAATGTAGTGGTGCCAGGCTCAGATGTTCTAATCTTTGGTAAGGGCAACGCTGTGAGTCCAGGTGTTAAGGGAGTAGTGATAGGAGATGGACAGACACTTGAGCAGGATGGTATGGTAGTGCCTAACTTGACTGTGATTAATAGTATCAATGGAGCTCCTGTGGTAGGATATAAGAGATACATTGCAACAGTTACTCAGACAGGAATACTTGACCCTACTGTGACAGTCCTTGAGAACACTATAGGTGATATAGTGTGGAATCGCTTTGCAGTTGGTAACTACTCAGGAACATTGACAGGAGCATTTCCAGATGCAGATAGAACATATTTAATAGTAGGTCAAAACAATGGCAATTTATATAACTTAGGATGGAATACAGTTAATGATTTAATTTTAATCTCTGCTGATCCTGCCAATATAAGCACTGATGGATTGCTATTAAACACAACAATAGAAATTAGAGTATATGAATGAAGTTGAAATACCATTAAAGATAACGGGGATAGGTGCTATTAAGGCAGAGCTTAGAGAACTTAAAGGAGCTATAGCAGATGCAACCGATCCAGAACAGATAGCACAACTTGCAGCAAGAGCAGGTGAGCTTAAAGACCAGCTTGCAGATGCTAATGATGCGGTAAATGCTTTTGCATCAGGTTCAAGATTTGAGCAGATGAGTAACTCTATTGCAGGAGTTAAAGACTCATTAATGAGCTTAGACTTTGAGGAGGCACAGCAGAAAGCTCAAGTACTTAGTAAGGCTATGGGTAAGATAAACCCAACAGAAATCTCATCAGGTATAAAGAGCTTAGTTGCAACAGTTTCTATCTTAGGTGTAGCCTTTGCTAAAATGGGTGCAAGTATATTAGCTAACCCTATTTTTATAATTGCGGCTGTCATAGTTGCTATAGTGGTAGCTATTGGAATATTCTTAAAAAGCATAGGAAAACTTGATGATGTATTAAATGCTTTAATGTATCCTATTGATTTATTAATACAAGGATTTAAGGACTTGACTGATTGGATAGGATTAACAGATAATGCAGCAGAGGAAAATGCTGAGGCAGTTAAGGAGGCAAGTGAGAAAAATAGAGAGAGCCTCAAGGCAGAGAGTCAAGCAAGGCAGGAACTATATAACCTTACTAAGGATTTAAGTGATGAGGAGATAGCTGCTATTGAGGAGAAGTTAGGCATTCAGATAGATACAAGTCAGAGTATCTTTGACCTTAAGAGGGAACAGATAGAGGGCGACATGGCTATCAATCAAGCTGAGATTGACTCATTAAACTTAAAGAAGGAACTTACAGAGGAGGATAAGAAGAGATTAGCTGACTTGACTAAAACTCAAGCAGACTTGGCTAATCAACAAGTGCAGAATGAGATAAACAAGATTAACGCTATAAGGAAT